TACTCGTCCACCTTATCTTGTAGAGCTATAATTTGTCTCTGGTATGTTACAAGTCGTACACAGGCCTCGTAACCCATCGTTTCAATGAGTGCTGAGATACATTGACTTGTCTTGTACCCACTCTTTTTCAATTCCTTCAGGACTAAATTAGCCCGGTCGCTTACAGTTATGGAGTATTGGTTCGCCATGATTGACCCTGTAGTAATAATGTTATAACGCTTTGTCAAAAAAAAAGCCTACGGCAGAATAATATGTGGGGGGCATTTCCATAGGGGTGGTGGTCGGGGACGGGCGGTTTGTCCGATTAACTCGCTTCGCTCGCGTAGATGGGCTGCAGATTGCAGGGGACTGCGAATATGTTCGGTTTACTTTATACACCGTCGATGATGACGAATAGTTGGTTGGGGGAGAGCCGGCCCGATATTTCATTAACCGAAACAACTCCCTCGACCACTCAGAAGTGATACAATGGCAACAAAGAAAACAGCAATATTTACCTTAACCGAACGACTTACAATTTCAGCAAACGCTACAACTACATTTGCTGACATCGATCTTTCATCCTACGTTGATGTCGGAGATCGCCAAGCACTCCAGGTACATTCGGTTGACTTCATTTACCAGGGTACAGATTCAAACGAAGTAATGCAATCCACCTTTGCAGGTGATTCGGAATCTAAGGTTCAAGTCACTGATCTAAACCGTGGAGGATTGGTTTTTGCTAATGACCGTTCCCTGGTCGCCTCAGCACAACTTAACTTTGACACTGGAACTAACCAATTGTCAAATGAGGCTGACCTTTATCCCGACAACTTCGGCAAAGGTTCTGACGATGGTCGATACATCGTCAACGACACGTTGTACATCGTCGGTCGAACAACTGGACTTGATACCAGCAAAGCATTGAACGTTACCGTTCGTGTCAACGCTTCCATTGTCACCCTTGGTGCAAAGGACTTCATGGCCATCGCTATTCAATCGACAGCAGCAGATAACTGAGGTGCTTACCTTGGTTAAAGTTGAAGGAACTCTGGATGAATTGAAAGCATTGTTTGTTGAGTCTGCAAAGAAGGAAGCAAAAGCAACTGCTAAGCGTGCTGGTAAAGCTGCAGTTAAGAAAACTGTCAAGGCTGCTAAGCGCGCTCCATCTGCATACAACAAGCACATGAAGAAAGAACTTGCACGTCTGAAGAAGAAACATCCAAAGACGCCTCACAACACATTGTTCAAGAGAGCTGCAAAGTCTTGGAAAGGATCGAAGAAGAAAGGTGGTAAGAAATGAGTCGAACAGTAATGCTTGACACTGTAATGCGAGGAGGCTCGTTTACCTATACTGCATCTGGAACAACATGGTCATCCAATGGGCCTTGGCAATATGCAGGTGGCAATTCAAATGTACTTTACACCCAAGACGAAATTGATATTGGCGGTATGACTACTACACAAGAAGAGACATTCTATCCAGAAGCAGCTACAATTCAAAACTCACCATTCTACACAGTGCCGGGAGTCGTTCCAAGAGACCCGGCAGATCCATTGTTAGGTTACGTTCCTTACGGTGCATTATTTGAATACGTTTTAATTTCTGAAAGTCCTTTCAATGTTGATAAGTGGATTGGCGATCAAACTTACAGTGGTGATGGAACGTCCTGGATACCAGTATACAGTTGTCCTGGTATTAACCCACGACGTACAACCGACCAAGCAACTACACTTGGGTTTGACAACATACTCTACGGTCGTGTTCAGATGATCGTACACAATTCTTCCTTGCCACAACAAGCAGGGGTTGTTTATTCAACGAATGAGTTTGGATCAATGACACCAACCGCTTCAGACCGATTGTATGTTACACGATTCATTGTTGTTCAACCTCTTGGTGGCCAATCCATCCCTAACGGCTCAGGTATTCAACTACCGCACATGAGAGTGATCCTGGTTGGTAGTGGCAAGGAAGAAAACGATTTGTCGTACGTCATGCGACTTCGTAATTCTTACTTACTGCAACAGGATGTCAACTAATGCTTGAAGAAGATTGGTGGAAGTTGCTGGGTGACCAGACAAGACAATCTCCTATGGTTGTTGCACAAGTAGTTCAGGCACCTCCTCCTAAACCTACTGAGGTCCAAACTGACATACCGTTTACTGCGATCGGCCAAGGCGTAGGTGCTGCGATTGGTTTTACTGCGTATGTCTGGACTTACCCTATCGTCTGGATTGACGGCCCTCTTCCTATTGTCGACACTCTTTGGATCGGCGGCTTAGCAATGGCTACAGCACGTGGAGCAAGGATGGGTAGAGACGTAGGAAAAAAATTAGACACTATTGAAGAGGTATTACTATGACTGATAAAAAACCAATTGAAGAATTGAAAACCGCAACTCGAATTGAACGCTTTGCTCAATGGCTTATGTCACGTGAAGAACGACGTGGAGAGAAAGAAACAAACCTCGATACCCTGGTCAAGTTAAATGTCCTGGTATCTTTTCTCACTCTCGCTATGGTCGGTGGGATCGATGCTGTTAGAGCTGCTGTAATGTTCATCCCGTATTTCTAAACAGGATAGTACACGTCGCACTCGCCGCATATGCGACACGTTCTCAAAACTTCAAGGATTCCATTGTGATATCGTTCATCGATGTCCATGTGTTCCTCGTCATCGTATTCCATTACGTAACACACGTAGTAGTCATCGTTGGCTTGTACGTGACACTCTGGTAACTGATCCGGTTTCATTCAATCCACTCCGTAATAGATGCTCGCCATTCCTTCAGACAACCCTCACAGACTTGTCGACCATTAACCTTGAACATTCGCAACAAGACCGGCTTCATACGGATCATGTAACTTGAATCATCCTCACAACGCTCATAGCCACACTCACCGCTACTGCAGGCAACCCAACGTGTAGGGCCATCAGGGTCATCCATATCTGCAGGAAGTGTGTAAACGTAAGACTCTTTGATGTACATTACTCGTCCACCTTATCTTGTAGAGCTATAATTTGTCTCTGGTATGTTACAAGTCGTACACAGGCCTCGTAACCCATCGTTTCAATGAGTGCTGAGATACATTGACTTGTCTTGTACCCACTCTTTT